ACTTTTCCAACCGTACCCTTCGTATTCACAATTACTTTCAACGTTTCATCGCCAAACGCCAGATCGGTATCCTGCACACATCGGTTTTCAAATGTATACACATATCGATTTTCCTTGTACGGATCGTAATTGCAGATAAAAATTACATACGACTCTTTCAGATCGTTATAGTCATTACCCGGCGTTAAAATATCGATATCAATCACCGACTGATAATACCGCATCCGCTTCGGCAGGTTCCGCTTATTCGATGTCTGGACTTCCACGTTGAAGATCCTTCCATCTTCATCTTCCACATACAGATCCATCCGGATCCCGTGGGAATGGTATCCTTCTTTTTCCGTCTTCTGGGATTCCACGAAAGTGATATTCACAATTGTGATATTCAAGATCAATTCCAGAAGAGGCTTCAGATTGTCCTTATTACGCATGACGACTCCGAACATGTAGTCATCCATTAAAGTCAATTCCTCCAGCGGTTTAACACCAGCAGGTAATTTTGTTTTCTTTGTCATACGCATCCTTTCTGTCATGATCAGCTTCTTTGGATAGATTCAGTTTACCATAGGAAAGAGAAATGTTCCAATAGCGAAGGAAATTATTTCAATCAGGATTCAATAGCTATTGTCTGTTTTCTAATAATTAAACACAATTATTGATATTTCAACGCTCTCAGCACCCTTCTAAGCCACGTTTAGTACCTTTCCCATGCCACAGGTAGTCCAGAAACTGCTCTCCAAAAAAAAGCAAAAAGCCGGAGCCTGTCAGACTCCGGAAATCATACTTTTCTTTCAATCAGGAAGGTTGATACACCTCAACAATTATCCCCGACTTAAACTCCACATCACACCGGTCATCATACACCGTAATCTTCTCGATCAGCTTCCTGACCAGGGTTTCGTCATATTCTTCAATCCCTGTTTCCTGTCCTTTCAGAAACTCCGCAATCTCCTGCATCCGCTGATGAAGACCCTTTTCTCCTGCTTCCTCCATTAACAGTTTCTGCTTCTCTTCCTGCAGAGCATCGATCTGACACGTCAGATCCTCACACTTCAGCCCTGCATTCGCTTTGTCAATCAGTTCCTTTTCCAGCGATTCCAACTGCTGATCGATCTCCGCAATTGTTTCTTGATTATTCTTTGTCAGTCCCTGCTCAATCGCAGCCTGTACTTTCGGCAGCAGCCTATCCTTTTCCTCAATCAGCTCATTTACCGCCTGCACCACTGCGTCCTGAAGATGATCTTCTTTCACCGTCCGTGCCGGGCAATCAATTCCGCTCTTGGTTTTATGTATCCGGTTCACGCACCTCCAGACGATTTCTTTCCTTCCATGGATATTCCAATGCGTCCGTTGATAAAGATCTCCACAGTGACCACAGTACACTCTACTAGATAGCGCATACTTTCCACTGTAGATACGGCGCTTACCCGTTCCCGTCTGGAGCCGCGCTCTTCGTGCCATCTCTTCCTGTACACGCATGTACAGCTCTCTAGGGATGATCGGTTCATGACACCCTTCTACATAATACTGTGGCACAATACCTTTATTAACTACACGCTTCTTGGTCAGGTAATCGACGGTAATGGTTTTCTGCAGTAATGCATCACCGATATACTTTTCATTTTGCAGGATCTTTTTCAGAGACGATGCCCGCCACCTTTCACTACCTGCCGCAGTCTTGATACCATCCGCAGTCAAACCCTGTCCGATCGCATAGTAGCTTTTTCCTTCCAGATACTCCCGAAAAATCCGTTTCACGATCTTAGCTTCTTCCGGGTTGATCACAAGATTCCCATCCGCATCCTTATCATATCCCAGGAAACGGTTGTGATTGACCTGCACTTTTCCCTGTTGATAGCGGTACTGAAGCCCCAGTTTCACGTTCTGTGATAAACTCTGGCTTTCCTGCTGAGCGAGTGATGCCATTATGGTAAGCAACACTTCTCCCTTTGCATCGAGCGTGTTAATATTCTCTTTTTCAAAATATACGGGAATGTTCTTGTCTTTCAGTTTCCGGATATATTTCAGGCAGTCCAGAGTGTTGCGGGCAAACCGGCTAATCGACTTCGTAATCACCATATCCACAGCGCCATTCATACAATCTTCAATCAGGCGATTAAACTCTTCCCGTTTCCTAGTATTCGTCCCTGAAATGCCGTCATCCGCGTAGATACCCGCGAGCGTCCACGCAGGATTATTCTTGATATACTCCGTATAATGCTCAATCTGCGCTTCATAGCTTGTCGCTTGTTCGTCACTTTCTGTAGACACTCGGCAATAGGCCGCGACACGGAGCTTTGGATTCTCCGTATTATTTGTCTGACTGCCCAACTGTCTATGTGCCGGAATCATTCTGATGTTTGCCATATTATACCTCACTTTTCTACAGCCGTCCGCTGTTATTCTCTGTGTCTGCAGGAAACGAGTCTTCTTCAATCAAGCTGAACAGATATTCAGCCTGTTCGTAAGGATCCACATATTGTTCCTCCGCCTCCCTCATCCGAAACCGAGTCGGAACTTCGATCTCTTCCCGCTTATGCGTGGCACGCCTACCATGCCACCGCTCTTCCCGTCGCTGCCTCTCTATTTCAAACGCTTCGAAAAGATCTTTTTCCACAATCTGTGGGTAAAAATCATCGCCCAGATAACGCTGATTCTGCAGCATGTTTTTCACCGAGCTGTGCGTCAGAGTCAGACCTGCTGCTTTCGCTGATCTGACCAGGGACAGGCCGGATAAGTAGCCTGTGTAGATCTGTCGGAGACGCTCTGCCTCTTGCTGGTTAATCACAGCCTTCCCTTTTTCAATCCTGTACCCATACGGAGTATGTCCTCTGTTCATATCCATATTCTCCTATCTCATCGTTTGCTTCAGCTTCAATCCGCACTTCAGATAAAACGTCACTTCCTTTCTGGAATGAACCATTATCTTCTCTATAAACCGTGCCACCAGTTCCTCATTAAAAGAAGGACTCATCTCAGCATGATTCACATAACTGAGAAGGTCCTCCAATTCTTCGAGTTTCTGTAATTTTCCATTGCCTTCACGGATCAGGCGATTTCTTTCGTCTGTCAGCTGATCCGCTTTCGTGTCCAAGGCATTGCTCTCCTGAGTATACACAGACGGCTCCACATATCCCTGAGATAGCAGCGCAATCAGCGTCTGCCGCCGGTCCATATTCTTTTCCATCATCTCCTCTATCTCATTAATCCGTTCCAAGTTCTCCTGACGGGTCTGCTCCAAAAGTCGATCCTGTAAGTTTTGTAGAACCTCTTTCCTTCCAAAGATCAGCTTATTCATCATGGTCGTAAAGGCCATCTCAAGGTCACTTTCCTGGATTGCCTTCATCGAACAACTTCCCCGATCTCTCAGATGCTCCCGACAGGCCCAGGTGGCGAATCTCTTTTTATGCTTTATATCTTTACTGCCTTTTTTATTGTGGGCGAACCGCGTCACCACCTGTCGTTTGAGCACGCTCTGGCATACACCGCAGATCAATTTTCCACTAAACGGATCCCGGTTCGCGTATTTCGTATCCTTTTTCTGGATTCTTTTCTCCTGCCCCCGCTGTGCCACCAGTGCTTGCACCGCTTCAAAATCCTCTCTGCTCACAATCGCTTCATGATGATCTTCGATGTAGAATTGATCTTCCTGACCGTAATTCATATGCCGCTCATACCGGGTGTCCGTAAACGTCTTCTGAAACAGGCAGTCGCCGATGTACTTCTCGTTTCTGAGAATCTGCCGGATCGTCGTGGCTGTCCACTGTCTTTTTTTCCTTGTCGGCACCTGCCGCTCGTTCAACTCTCTAGCTATTACATGGGTTCCCTTTCCTGACAAGAACTCTGCATACATCCACTGTACCCATGGCGCTTCTTCCGGATTCACGATCAGTTGACCGTCCTTCAGACGATATCCATACGGGGCAGAACTGAACTTATACGTTCCATTTTGAAACCGGTGACGCATGCCCCATTTCATATTTTCAGAGATGGACACCGACTCACTCTCCGCCAGGCTACTCATAATGGAGAGAAGAAGTTCTGACTCCATTTCCCCGGTATCCAGGTTTTCTTTTTCAAAGACAATCGGAATCCCCAGATCCAGCAGCTTTCTCACCAGCTCCAGGCAGTCTGTGACGTTTCTGGAAAAACGACTCAGGGACTTCGTGACCACGCGGTCAATCAGTCCTTTTTCACAATCCGCAATCATCTGCAGCAGGGCAGGCCTGATCTCTTTCTTCGTGCCGGAAATGCCCTCATCGTAATACAGTCCTGCCAGTTCCCATCCCGGATGACGGCTGATATACTGCTCGTAATGCGTTTTCTGCGTTTTGAGACTGATAAGCTGCTCTTCCATGCCCGTGGACACCCGGCAGTAGGCCGCGACACGAGTCTTTTTCTCCACCCTTACCTTGGTCGGTTCTATTTTCGTTATCGATTTCATAGTCTCAACCTCCTGTATGCATATTCGCTCTACCAGTCCTCTAAATCAACTGATTTTTCAACGATCTTAATTCTTGTTTCCACTTAGAATACACATAATATCAGGTTGCATCCAGCGCTTTTTCGATGTTAGAATAGCAATAGAGTTTATACAAACTCTCCCTTATACGGAGCCTCGGCAGGGTTGCGCTTGCCGGGGCTTTGGTATTACATCAGCTCTGCATAAATCGGCACAAAGATTTTTCGTACTTCGGCCAGAATTCTTTTCAATTCCTCACCGGTGATGAGGCCTTGTTCCTGTAATTTCCGGAGCAGCTTCTCTGCCCGGTAGCCGTTTAATTCATCGTAGAGTTGCTTGTCGGTGATTTTCTCCATAGGACTCCTTTCATAGGGCTGTGCAGCAAATTCCTTCACAAGGAAGGTATATTTTTAAGAACAGTTGTGTTTCAGCACGAAAAAAGCACCGACCTTGTGACTGAATTCGGTTCACAATGATCAATGCTTTAAAGGGTTTCGTTATTCTCTTTTC